AAACGTTGATATTTAGATAAAAACTTAACTTTTCATTAAATTACAAAAAATGCTGCTTAAATTCTCATAACCCGAAGGTTATAAGTTCACCCCCTTACAACCAGTAGAATAAGGCTCTATTAAAAACATCAGAGTATTTTCGTCTAGGCTTCTTTATAGTTGTAATATACTTATACCTTATCTGCATAATCTTGAGACACACAAAGTTGTCTATTTTTACCTGTTTTAATACCTTTTAGTTGTGTACCACCTTTTACATTTATTTTTGCTTTATTAAAATCAACACTACAACGGTCAATATTAGTATCAATAAAATCAAGGAGTAAAACTTCACCACATCAAGAAAAAGTAATACAAAATATGAAATTTAGAGGACAAGCTTATGATAGCATACATAGTAATATGTCAGATAAAAATAGCACAAAATCTATATATTTCATAAAGTTTTATAAAATAAACAAAAGAAGTAACATATATGACAAGAGAAAAAATATATCTAAATAAAATGTGTAAGTATTGTAAAGGAAATTAAGATAAAAAAATACTAGCTTTTAATAACGAATCCGCAATTTATACAAAATGTGTAGATTACAAACCTAAAGAAGAAGCACAAAGAAATTAATACAAAACTAACAAATTAACAAATAAAAAAAGACTAACAAAAGCTAGTCTAAAATTTCTTCATAGTATCTACAATAGCATAACTAAAAAGTTCTACATCCTCATCTGCATTAATATCAAAAGCAGATAAACCAGATTCGATATCTTTGTAGATACAAATTGATATAGTACCGATTTCTTGACCGACTTTTTCATGATTTGTCATATTCAACATCCTAATTCTCCTTTCTAAAGTGAATTACTTAAAAGAATATCACAAATAAAAAGAGAAGTTTGTCGAATGATGTCAGAAAATTAAATTGTGTAGTAACTTATTTACATAAATGGAGTATGAAATGAAAAAAAGAAGAGCAAGAAGAAAATATCATAATTGGGAAATAGAAATAGCAAAAGGAAATACAAATGCTTTTTATAATTCGACGGATTGGGATATTGTTAGAGAAGCGGTTTTAAATAGAGATAAAAACAAATGTCAATTTTTTCTGGGAAAATGGAATGATGGAAAGCATTTTCCCAATAAGATTAAAATAGTAAATGCAGATACAGTACATCATATAATACCGATTAAACAAAGACCAGATTTGGCATTAAATAAAGATAATTGTATAAGTTTAAGTTTCGAGGCTCACGAAATAATAGAAGATAGGCATAGATGGACTTGGAGAAAAAAGAAAAAGAAATTTACAACAGAGGAGAAATGGTAAATGGAGAAATTATATAAGACAATAATAAAAGAAGAAGATGGACTAATAAAAAGCATTGCTTATAAATGTAATCAAAAAGATAGATGCTGTAATAGTAGAATATGTGGTACAGAATGTCAATATACACTAAACAAAGAATATGCAATAGATTTTGCAAATGAAGAAAGCAAACAAACAATAGAAACAAAGATTTATGCAGATGGAAAATTAATAAAAGAAATTATAGAATATAAGTAGGTGATAACTATGAAATTAGAACATTTAATACAAGCATATAAAGTAAATAACATAGAAGCGGAACTAAAAGATATGAGTAATGAGAATGAAAAAGCAGGAGTAATAACATTTGCAAATGGTATATCTGCAAGTTATTTATTAGATGATGAAGATATAGTAATAGCAATGAAGATATTCTTTAACTGTTTAACAAGAGATACTTTAAACATGACGAATCAATTGAGGCATACAATAAAGATATTAAACATAATGCAGAATACAATAATGCTACTAAGTAATATACCACAAACAGAATGCAATATGATATTAGACAAGCTAGGACTATTTAATAACACATTCAATGAAGGAAAGAAAATAAAACATTTAGAACATAGTTATCAAATAGAAGTGATAGATGGTTTGTTGTGTTTAAGCATAAATGAAATAGAAGAGAGGTAAAGCATGAAGAATAAAGAAGAGAAAAATATAACACAAATTATAAATATAAAAGATAATTCAGTATTGATATTTAAAATTAAAGGAATTATTAGCAAAGAAAATTATATAGAATTAAGAAATAGAATAGAGGAACAGACTAAATGCAAATGCTTATTATTAAGCGAAGATATAGATTTAATTAGTGTATTAAACATTGAAAAGAACACCCCCATCAAAATCTCGAACTAAAAAGAGCTTAAGGAGAGCGGGTGTGAGGTCTTAACCGTTCAACTTTTTTAATTTTCTCACGTGAAAGGGGGTATAGTATGAAAAAGACACAAGAAGATGAAGAAATAAATCAAATAAGGCAAGATTTACTAGAACAATTATTAGAACAAGGTAAATATGGGAAGCATTTTGAAAGTTTAGTTGAAGATTACATAAATTTAGAAAAACTAAAAAGAGACATACAAAAAGATATAGATAAAAACGGACTAAGAATTAAGGTGATGACAGGAAATGGATTCAAGTCGGAAAAACCAAACGAGAGTGTTCAAAATATTCTTAAAGTTAATGGACAACAGTTAAAAATTCTTCAAGATTTAGACTTGAAAACTCCATCGCAAACACCGAAAGTGGGTGATGGAGACGACTTATTGTAAAGAAATTGAAGAATACATAAAATTTGTTGAAGAAAATCCAGACGAGACAGATGATGAAATTAAATTATTGATCAAAAATATAGTAAAGCCGACATTGTCAAGAGACGATGTCTTTTTTGATGAAGATAAATACTATAAGTGCATTAGATATTGTGAAAAATGGTACTACAAATTATTTCCATATCAGAAATTTATCTATGCTTTTGTTTTTATGTATGAAGATAAAAATAGAGATGTAGTAATATTTCCAGACATCTTCATATTAATGGGCAGAGGTAATGGAAAAGATGGAATGATAATGCCATTAGCAAACTTTCTTCAAACTCATTATTATGGAGTTAAGAATTATCACATAGATATAGTTGCTACATCAGAAGAACAAGCCTTAAATTCATTCAATGTTGTTTATAATATGTTAGAAGACAATAAAGAAATAATGAGGAAATATTTTTATTGGAATAAAACAGAAGTTATAAATAAAATTACACATTCAATCTTAAGATACAATACAGCAAATGCAAAAACAAAAGATGGAAAGCAAACTGGTATGATTATTTTTAACGAATTACATGCTTACGAAGATTATAAACAATTAAATGTTTATTCCTCTGGACTAGGAAAGATAGTTCATTCAAGAACTGTAACTATTACAACAAACGGAACAGTAAGAGAAGGTCCACTAGACGAAAAAATATCTTTATCTATGCCTATTTTACATGGAGAAAATAATCTTTTAGGGTTATTACCTATTATCTATAAAATAAGTAATAAAAAATTTGTAGATATACCAATGGAAAAATACTTAGAAACAGGGAATAAAGAAGATATAGATATAACATTTTGGGTACAAGCAAATCCAAGTTTAAGATACAGACCTACATTGCTAAATGAAATAATTAGAGACTATACAAAAATGCAAAAACAAAAATCATATAGAGTAGAATTTTATGCGAAAAGAATGAATTTACCGCAACAAGACGAAGAACAAGCTGTAACAGACTGGAACAATATATTAAGAGCATCCTATAGTGATGTAGAAAAGGAAATTTCAAGACAGACAGGAGATATAGAAGGGAAAAAAGCAATAATTGGAATAGACTATGCTTCCTTAAATGACTTTGCAAGTGCAGGATTCCTATTTAAAATAAATGGAGAATATATTTGGAGACAAAGGACATGGATTTGTTCAAAAAGTAAATTTTTTGGAGATATTAAGTTTCCGTTTGATAATATGGGACAAGAAGGTTTCGAAGATTTTATTGTAGTAAATACAGAGACAATAGATGCAGAAGAAATAGTAGTTTGGTTAATGAGTGAAATGTTAAAATACAACATTCAAAAATGGGTGATGGATACATACAGATTTCTATTACTAAAAAGTATATTTGAAAAGTATGGAATTTCCATTGAAACAAAAGAAAATCCATACGGACAAATAAGAATGATAAGGAGATTCGATAGTATTATGGCAATAGTAGCACCGAGAATAGAAGTAGGATTTGCAGAAGGAAAAATAAATATTGGAAATAGTGCAATTATGAGATGGGCAATTAACAATACAGCCATAAAGATTGGAAAAGATGGTAATAAAAAGTATGAAAAGATAGAAGCGAAATTAAGAAAAAATGACCCTTTTATGGCTTTTGTAGCTGCAATGAGTGCACAAGAGCTATTAGATGAAGAGGTCATTTATGTTTAGGAGGTGATAACGTGTTTTTCGACAAAAAGAATGATAAACGGTGAGTATATATTTGATATATTACTAGGAAATAAAAAGAAAACGGATTATATATACACATTAGCAGAAGCACATGCTATTGACTTAATAGCAAAAACAATTGCTAAGTGCGAAATACAAATTTTTGCTCAAAACAAAAAAACACAAAAAATCGAAGAAACTAAAGACGATACGTATTGGAGATTGAATTTACAACCAAACCATAACGAAAATGGAACTATGTTTTTGTATAAATTAGCAACGAAACTATTAACAAATCAATCATCACTAATTGTAATTAATAAAGATATTAATAATTCAAAGTTGTTATATGTAGCAGATGATTTCAAATGTAGCGATACTATACTATATGGAAAAATATTTTCAAATGTCATAATATCGGACAATGAAGGTAATTCGTTACAATTACATAAAAATTATAGTTTAGAAAATTCAATATATTATTCTTTAAAGAATAGTAACTTAACAACTGCTAAGGAAAACTTTAAAACTAATAGTGCTAAAATATTAAATACTATTTCTAAAAATTTCTTAAAAGCAAATACTCCAAAGTGGAGATTAAAATTTCCTCGGAAATCAACCAACAATGATAGATATAAAAACTAGGCAACCAGTTTCTTATGACGAATATAAAGAAAAAGTAACAGAAGGATTACTTAGTGAAGATGAAGCAATTGTGATGTTATCGGAGACTTTTGATTTAATAAATCTAAATAAAGACAGTAATAAAAATTTAAGTGATTATAAAGAAGAAATAAAGCAAATAGGAGATACTGTAGCAAGTAATTGGAATATACCATTAAACATTTTTTATGGAAATAAAACAGAAAAATCAACAGGAAATGAAGATTTTATAACATTTGCAGTAGATCCATATTTTGAATTGTTAGAAGATGGATTTAACATTAGTCTAGTAGGTAAAAAAGATTACTTAAAAGGTGAATATATAAAATTTAATAGAACAAATCTAAATCATAGGGATATTATTGATTCTGCAAATGGAATAGATAAACTGACAGCTGATGGATTCAGTAGAAATGAAATAAACAAGTTATTAAGATTGCCAAGAATTGATGAAGCTTGGGCAGATGAACATAATTTGACTAAGAACTATGCAAACGTAAAGGGAGGTGAAAAGGAAAATGGAGAATAATTTCTTAAACTTTAAAAAGAAAAGTGAAACAGAAACTGAACTATATATCTATGGAAATATTGAACAAAAAACATGGATAGATGACTGGCTAGGAATTGGAAAAGAAAAAACAGATGCATTTACATTAAAAGATGCATTAATGCAAGTAGATACTCCAAATTTAACAGTTCGCATAAATTCATATGGTGGAGATGTCTCAGAAGGACTTGCTATTTATAGTTTGCTATCTGAATTTAAAGGACACTTAAAAACAATTGTAGACGGATTTGCTTGTAGTGCAGCATCCGTTATTTTTATGGCAGGAAAAGAAAGAGTTGTTCCCGAAAATGGACTTTTAATGATACATAATGCATGGACAGAAGCGAGAGGAGACTCCAATAAAATGAAGAAAATAGCAGAGGATTTAGAAAAAATTACTCAACCATCTTTAAACATCTATACAGCTAAGACTAATTTATCAGAAGAAGAAATAAAAGAAAAAATGGATAGAGAGGAATGGATAACTTCTCAAGAAGCTTATGAATGGGGATTTTCTACTACTCAAGAAAGAAAGAATGCAGTTATGCAAGCAGTAGAAGCTGATTTTGTTTATAATTTAGTAATGAAAAACAAAGAATTGCAAAATACAATTGAACAAAAAGCAAAAGAAACAGCTGAAGAAATTCTTAAAGAACAATGCAAAGGTTCTGCAATCAAAGAGCCAATGGGATTATTAAATCCAAATCAAAACAAGATTAAAGAAGACGCATGGACGTCTTTTTTTAATACAAAAAATAAGAAAAGGTAGGTAAAAAATATGAAATTTAACGAAAAGAAAATTGAAGATTTAGTAAAAGAACTAAACGAAGCTCCAGCAGAGCAAAAATCAGAAAAAATTATTGAAACTATACAAAGTATAGTAGATGAAAATTACGCAGAAGTAATTTCTCAATATCAAAAAGAATTTGAAGAATATTCTGCAACAAAAGAAAACGATGCAAAATTTGGGTTACGTTCATTAACAGAAAAAGAAAAACAATGGATTGATAGAGCGATTAAACAAGAAGATGCAACAAGTTTAACAGGTAAAGAAATTGACTATTTACCAGAAACAACCGTAAGCTATATTTTTGAAGATTTAAAAACAGCTCATCCATTATTTCAATATATTGATTGGGCTCCAGCAGGCGTGCAAAAATGGTTTTTGTCTGAAAGAAGTGGAAAAGCTACTTGGGGTAAATTAACTAGAGCTATTATTGACAAAATTGAAGCAGGAATTAGTACATTAGATTTAGAAGTAAATTCTTTATCAGCATTTATGTTTGTACCAAAAGCTATTATCAATATGGGATATAAATGGATTGATAGATTTGTAAGAACTGTTCTATTAGAAGTAAATGAAGAAGGAATTGAAGAAGGAATTGTAATCGGAAATGGTAAAGATGCTCCAATAGGATTATTAAAAGACTTAAATGGTGCAGTAGTTGATGGAGTTTATCCAGACAAAGAAGCGGTAGAAATTACAGACTTAGGACCAGATAGTTTTGGAGAAAAAGTTTTATCAACTTTAAATAGAAAAGGTAAAAGAAATGTAGATACAATAGTTATTATTGCTAATCAAAATGAACTTGATACAAAAATATATAAAGCAACTCACGTATTAAGTTTTAATGGCTATGTAAAAGCAGACAACTATAAAAACTTTGTATATGTTGCATGTCCACATGTGCCAGAAAATAAAGCGATTGCATTGTTACCTAAAAAATATACTTGTGGAATTTCAAGAATGGGAATTGACTTTAGTGATCACTATAAATTTTTAGAACAATTAAGAACTTATACAATTTTAACTTATGGCAATGGAAGACTAAAATCAAATGATGATGCAGTAGTCTTAGATATTACAAACTTAAAAGAGTTAAAGCCAATTGTTCAAACAGAAGGAGAAGTAACAACAAAAACTGCAATGCAAGGAGCTTAGAAATAAGCTCCTTCAAACTAATAGGGAGGAATTAAAATGGAAAAATACATAGTCATCTATGAAAGATTTAAAGACTTAGAGGATAATGAGTATATTTATGAAAAAGGAGATACTTATCCACGTGAAGGCTTAGAACCTTCAAAGGAACGAATTAAAGAATTATCTACTAAGAAAAATAAAATTGGAGAAATTCTAATTAAAAAACAGAACAAAGAATAGAGGTGTATTTTATGACAGATACACAAATAGAAAAACTTTTGCAAGAAATAAAAAGAGAGCAACACACATCATCATTTAAAGAAGATGAGGAATTTATAAGTTATATAAAAGATGGCGAATATGACATCAATAAAAATTGTGGTACAGAAATTGATTATAATAAAGATTTAAAAGCAAGAAGTCTACTCAAAAACTATGTCTTATATGCTGATTATAAAAGATTAGCAGAATTTAAGCAGTTATATGGAGCGGAATATGCTTTATTACAAGCAGAATATTACAAACCTTCCGACCTATAACGATGGTAAATTTAGACTTTTTGAAATAAAACAAACTAAAGATACTTATCCAGTAGAGTATTTACACGACACTGGAAATGATATTTGGTTTGAAGAATTATCAATTTCAGATATATTAAGATTTGATACAGAAGAAAGAAAAAAGAAAATAACTTATAAATTAAGAATATCACAAACAAAAGAAGTAAATTCGTTATGTGTTGTAAAAATTGGCAATGAATATCACAAAGTTTTCAATGCTTATCATTTTACAAATAAAGATGGATATAAGCAAACAGATCTAACATTAGAAGAATATCCACGAGTGAAATTGGAGGGAGATATATGACAAAAGAAGAGTTAGTAGAATTACTAAAAGAGTTAAATGTTCCGCTAAGTGAGTGTAGTCCGAAGGATACTGATATAGAAGAAGAAATAAGAATCCATTTTTGGGACTACGTTTGGGAAGATATAACTGCAAGCGGTTCTAATTACAATACAAATGTTACATATCAAATATCTGTAATAGCAGATAAGCCAAGACACTTAAAACTTTTAGAACTAAAACGAAAATTAAACAATAAAGGTTTATTTCCGATTATTCAACATGAGCATAATGCAGAAACAAGAAGAGTTCATTCGTTCTTTTCTTTAGAAGTATTAGAAAATATTGGAGAAATAGTAAATGAGTAACGAAGTTTATGGATATGATGGATTTCAAGAACTATCAAAGATGCTAGAAGAATGCATAGATAAAGTTGAAAATGTTGTAGATGTTTTAGAAATAGGAGCAAAAGAATTTGTAAATGCTTTGTTAAAACTAACAAAGCCAATGTCACAAATAAGAAAAAGTGGATATACACATTTAATTAGAACTTTTTCTTATAGAAAAAAAGAAAAAGAAATAGAAGTTGGTTGGGGAAAATACTATGGTCCAATGCTTGAAAATGGAACTAAAAATATAAATGCTCAACCACACGTTTTTCCTTTGTGGGAGAAAAACAAAGAAAAATATTATAAAACAATGATTGCTAAGTTAGGTTTAACTTAGTATTTTTTTAAAATTAAAAAGAAAGAAGGTATTAATAATGTCAATTCAAACAAAAAAACCTATGGTAAAAGAAACAGTTGGAGGACTATATTATGCTTTTAATACACCAAGCGAAAATGGAGATTTTAATCCAAAAGCATATGAAGCAACAGTAGTTAAAAGTGATGTAGTAAAAAATATTGGAACTACTGAAAATGCAGAAACAGTACCAGTTAGAGCAAGTGGACAAGATTATATAACAGTAAATCAAAGTGAAAGTATAGAAATGGCAATAGAAGTAGTTGCCTTTGACCCAGCTGATTTAGCAAAAATGAGAGGGGACGTAATTGCAACAGGAGGATTAAATCGCTCTGGAAGAACAGCGGTAAGACCGTTTTTTGCATTTGGTAAAGTTGTAAGGAAAGTTGGGGGAGGCGTTGAATACGCATGGTATCCAAAATGTCAATTAGTAGAAAATACAGACGACATAGCAACTAAAGAAGAATCCTTTAGCGAACAAAATGATACAGTAACTATAAAAGCATATTCATATAATGATTTAGCTGATAAAAAAGTATATGTAAATAGCGAAATGGATAATTTCCCAGAAGGCTTGACAGAAGAAAAATTCTTCGCAAAGCCAATTTTAGAAGATACAGACTTAGCAACTGCAATTACACCAGGTACTTAATAAAAAAAGCGAGGCTCTAGAATCAATTTAGAGCCTTTTTAAATTTTATCTAATATAATTTAAAGGAGAAAAATAATGGAAATAGAATTAAAAAATGGGGAAAAACTAGTTTTAGAAGTGACACCACTTTTATTAGAATATGTAGAAGATTACAAAGGTGGAATCGAACAATTGAAAAAAGATGCACAAGGACAAAAAGACGTAAACGGTTATACAAAGACAATGTATGCAATTAATCAATTATTATATGCACTAATAGCGTCTAATTACGATACGCCTTTAAAATATAGACAAGCGGTGCGACTTGTGAGGCTAGAAGATGTAGATAGAATTATAAAGTTTGCAAGTGAAAATATTCCTAATGCGAATGCATCAACTAATCAAATAGAAACACATAGAATATAAAAAAAGTTACATTCTATTCCAAATTTCGACAGCATTTGACATTCGATGTGTGTTATCCTCTTTTTAGGGGGGAAGATTATGAAAGATTTAATAAAAAAATGGTGGTTTTGGATGATAGGATTTGGAATAGCTATTGTAATGGGATTTACTATCGTAATAATAGTGGCTTTTAATACAATTAATCCTGATAAAAATTTAACTAAACTAGCTAAAGAATTACAAGACTACTATGAAGATATAACAGTTTATCAGTCAGCAGGGAAAAACATAATAATAATTGATTGCTATTTTGATAGTAAAGAAGATGGAATAGAAAAATCTGAAAAAATAGGGGAGATTGTAGGGAAATATGTAGATTATTTATCTGTATACAAAAATATTAATATGAATATGTATACAAAAGATGGAATAAAGACAATTTTTGTTATAGATATACAAAAAAAGAAAATAGAAGAAAATAAAGAAGAAATTTGGATATTGCAAGATTCAGTAGCTTATAATGAAGAACAAAATAAATTAAAAGAGTTACAAACAAAAGAAAGCGAATTAAATTCGGAAATATCTTCTTTAGAAAATAAAAAACAGACATTAAATACAGAAATAGAACAATTAAATGGAGAAGTTATAAAAATAAAAGGAAAACCTAAATCATACCCAGCGGGGCACTTAACAGCTGGTACAGATATACCAACAGGAAAATATAAAATTTATGGTGGTAGTAGTAACTTTGCTGTATATTCAAAATATGGAGAATTAGAAGTAAATATTATTCTAGGTGGAAGTTATGGCGGAGTTAATGAATATATTTACACATTTAATATAGGAGATAAAATAGAAGCTAGGTCCTCATTTAAATTAGTAGAAGTAAAATAATGATATATAAATATATTAAGCATCAGATTAAATTCTGGTGTTTTTATTATGTCTAAAAAGGGGTGAAAAGAATGGCAGACGATTTGAAGCGTGTGGGTTTTGTATTTAAAGAAGATGGAGCCGTAGATTTTAAGAGAACTCTACAAGAAGTAAGTTTGGAATTAAATAAGAATTATAATCAATTCAAATTAACGCAAGCACAGTGGGATAAGTCTACTAAAAGTACAGAAAAACTAAGAGCAGAACAAGAATATTTAAAAAATGCTTATGAAATTCAAACAGATAAAATAAATACTCTAAAAATGCAACTTAGCGACTTAGAAAATGCAGAAAATAAGAATACTACAGCAATAAAAAAGAAAAGAAATGAGTTAACATCAGCAGAAATAAAATTAGAGACATACAATAAGAGAATAAAAGAGATAGAGAATCAATTAAAAAATACTGGGAAAGAAATAGAAGAATTTGGAGTTAAAGTACAAAATAATGGAAAAAAGATTGAAGAAGCAGGCAAGAAGATGTCTGCTTTTTCTCTTGCAACTGGAACAGCATTATTAACAAGTGCAAAAACCGCAATAGATTTTGAAGATGCTTTTACTGGTGTTGAAAAAACTGTAGATGGTACAGCAGAGCAAATGGAAGAATTAAAACAAGGCATAAGAAATATGGCAAAAGAGATTCCATCTACGACGACAGAAATATCAGCAGTAGCAGAAGCGGCAGGACAACTAGGAATACAAACAGAAAATATATTAGATTTTTCTAAAGCTATGATAGATTTGGGAAATTCTACAAATTTGACAGCAGATGAAGCTGCCTCACAACTTGCTAAATTTGCTAATATTATGCAAATGTCACAGAAAGACTTTAGCAAATTAGGTTCTTCTATAGTAGATTTAGGAAATCATTTTGCTACAACAGAAGCGGACATAGTAAGTATGGCAATGAGACTAGCTGGTGCAGGAAAACAGGTTGGATTTTCAGAAGGACAAGTATTAGGATTAGCGACAGCATTGAGTTCGGTAGGCATAGAAGCAGAAATGGGAGGGTCTGCAATCTCAAAAGCAATGGTAAAAATGCAAAATGCAGTAGAACAAGGTGGAACTAAATTAAATACTGTATTAAAGAAGACAGGAATGACGTTAAGAGATTTAGAGTTATTATCTGCAAATAATTCAAAAGATTTTAAAGCATTAGCAAACAGTATTGGAATGACAAGTACAGAGATTAAACAATTAATTACTGCTGGTACAAATTTAGAAGATTTTGCAAAAGTATCAGGAATGTCTGCAAAAGAATTTAAAAAGGCATGGAAAGAAGATGCGTCAGGAGCTTTGTCAGCATTCATAAAAGGATTAGGCGATGCAGAAAGTAAAGGCGAAAGTGCAATCACTATGCTTTCAGAAATGGGATTAACAGAAGTAAGACTTAGAGATTCTTTATTGAGAGCAGCAAATGCAGGAAACTTATTTAATGATGCGATAAAAACAGGCACTAAGGCATGGGAAGATAATACGGCTTTAACAAATGAAGCTAATAAAAGATACGACACTTTAAAAAGTAAGATAACAATGGCAGTAAATAAATTAAAAGATCAGGCAATAACATTAGGAAACAAATTAATGCCAACATTAGAAAAAGTAATAGATGGATTTGAGAAATGGATTGAAAAATTTGAGAGTCTATCAGATGAACAAGTAGATATGATAGTGAAAATAGGACTAATGGTAACAGCAATAGGGCCACTACTAAGTATTTTAGGAAAAATAACTTCTACAGTTGGAGGAGTTGCAAAAGGAATTGGTACATTTGTACAAGCGATAAGTGTGGCTAGTGGAAAGACGACATCTACTTCTAATGCCGTAAACAATCTTTCGGGAGTTATGAAAGGTTTAGTAAGTCCAGTAGGACTAGCAACTACAGGATTAGCACTTTATGCAGCAGGAATAGCAATAGTGGATGCAAAAATAAAAGAAGAATTGAAAGGAACAAAAGAATTAATAAAAGAAATAAATAATTCTATAGAAGCACGACAAAGTGCAATAAATTCAATTAATGAACAACAAAATGCTAATTTGGCAGAAATAAACAATGTAGAGATTTTAAAAAAAGAATTAAGTACATTAGTAGATGAAAATGGAAAAGTAAAGAATGGTTACGAAGCAAGAGTACAAGTAATATTAAATGAATTGAATAAAGCTTTAGGAACAGAATACAGCTTAAACAATGACATTATAAAATCATATCAAGACATGCAAAAAAACATAGATGATTTGATCTTGAAAAAGAAAGCACAAATTGTATTAGAAGCTGACGAAGAAAAATATAAAGAAGCAATTCAAAACAAAACAAAAGCATATCAAGATTATATAAAAACTCAGGAAGAAATTAATAGGTTATTACCAGAATACAAACAATTATTAGAAGATTCAAATAAAGGATTTATTGGTTCGCAATATAGTTTAGTAGAAGGAAAACTTAAATTAAAAGAATATGGAGAACAAATAGCAAATTTACAAGGAACATTAGAAGAACAAGATATACAATTGCAAGAATATAGTACTGCAATAAAAAAATATAACACAAATACAGAGTTAATGATAAAAGGTGGAGTCGAAAACTTAAAAAAAATAGAACAATCTGTTTCAATAACGCAATCAAATATAACAACGATTGCTAATGACGAATTAAGCAAACGAATAGCAAATCAAATACAAGCAAATAATGAAGCTAAAAAATTATACAACTTAGAAATTAAATACAACAAAGATGCTAAAAATTCTATATATGCAGACAATGTTAAACAAGGAGAAAAAGAGTTAAAATTGTTATCAGAACAATTAATCGCAAAAACTAATACTGTAGGAGGAGAATTAGGTCTAAATGAAATTGCAGCTTGGAAAACATTAGCGAATAATAGTTACAACGAATACTGTAAAGCAATATCTAGATTACCTGCAGCAACTCAACTAGAGATTCAAAAAACTACAGGAGTTATAAATAAAGATAATACATTAACTGATTCGAGCAAGAATAAAGCTGACTCAATGACTAAGATGTTTAAGAATAAATTAACTATATCAAATGCGACTCAAGATGAAATAAATAGTTCCGCTAGTAACTTAAATAATGATAGAACAGTAGAAAATGAAGCTAGACAGTTAGCAAATAGAACTGAAAAAAGCGTAAAATCAAACAATAGTGCAGAATGGGGAGAAGATATGGTTCAAGGGCTTGGCTCTGGAATACAAAGAAAAGGAAACAGCAGTTGGTTTACAAATATTTTAAATGGACTTGCAGGGAAAATCGCATCGTATCTACACTTTTCAAGACCAGATGTGGGACCTCTTCGTGAATATGAAAAATGGATGCCTGATATGGTAGAAGGGTTAGGCAAAAGTTTAGATAAGTCGTCTCCAAAATTAGTAAATTCTGTTAAAAGTATGGCAGAAGAAATGTCAGATAATCTACAAGGAATAGGTACAGATGTAAAAGCAAATACACAAAATTATACTGAAAGTGTGACAAGGTTAGAAATTGATTACAATAAGATGTCAAAAGCAATAACAAGTGCGTTAACAAATTGTAAATTTACATTAGATGAAGATGGTTTTGCAAAAATAGTAAAAGATGAATTGTACAAGGTGGTGTAATATGTTTAAATTTAAAGGAATATCAAGTCAAGATATGCAAGTAATAATTGAAGAAGAAGAACATTTTATAGCAAGAGCAAGTCAAAGATACGAAATGACGGAAATAGAAGGACGAGATGGTGCAATATTTGAGACATCGGGTTATTCTTGTGTAGAAAGACCCATCTATGTTCAATGTCTTAATACAGAAAAAATAGATGATATTCTTGCTTGGCTAGACGGAGAAGGTGAGTTCGAATATAAAGGAAGAAAAACTACAGCGAGGTTCTATAGTCAATTAGAACCTCAAAGGAATGCTTGCATTAGAATAATAGACACTACATTTATAAGAGATCCATTTTGGACTAAAGCAGTTGATGAATATCAAACTATTAACGAAACAAGATACAAAGAAGCACAAGGAGAAGAAATTACATTAAAAGATAGTGCAAAATACAAGTTTAAAGATGTAAAAGTTAGTGGAAATAGTGTACAAGAAACAAGAGAAGGATATAACTTATTAAATTATGATACATTAACATCAAGAACAACAAATGGTATAACTTATACAATAAATGATGACATGAGCATAACTGCAAGCGGAACAGCTACTGCAAATGCAACTTTAAATTTAATAGGAGCAGGAAGTGTCTATCCTTTGAGCTTAGAAGCGGGAGATTACTTGTTGAGTGGTTGTGATGGTGGTTCTAAAGATACTTATATGATTGAAATATACGATGGTACTAGGTATCTAAGATGTATAAATGGAAGTACATTAATTAATTTTTTAGAAAATACAGCTATTAGAGCTTATATAACTGTAAAAAGTGGTATTACATTAGACAATGTAACATTTTATCCGATGTTACATAGAGGAACCGAAGAGAAAGAATATGAACAGTGTGGAGCAATGCCAAGTCCGTTATACTCTTCTGCGATTAAAAATTGTAAAAACAATATAAATTTAAAAGTACAAAACAAGAACTATGCATCAACAAAAATTTTAAAAGATATGAAATTATCTGCAATTACGAATGTTTCAGAAAATAGTTTTACAATAGATTTATCAAAACGGAGCAATCTCGATATTAAGTGATAATAGAGATATATTATTTGGTAATCTTAATGGAAATAAACAATATGCTTTAAGTTATCATATAACTCAATCAAATGATAAATTTAGACCACTGTTAAATTTTTGGCATTCAGATGGAAGTAGAACAACAGCAGGAAATAATGGAACTCTAGATTATGACTTAGAAGTAAAGTCTATTAAAGGGAAAAACGTTATTGGAATAGGAATTACATGGTCTACACAAACACAAGGTGGAATAGCAACTTTTTCAAATATCATGCTAAGAGAAGTAGATACAGAAGATACTTATGTAGAACACGAAGAACAAACATTAACATTTCCGCTCGAGCAAAATCAAGCACTACACAGACGGCGATTATCTAGCAGACGATGGAATACATCATAAGAGGAAAGCAATCGTGTTTAATGGAACAGAACAATGGCAATATATGAATGGCGTATTTAGACTATTAAATAATGATTTGATTTTTGAAAATAGTAGTGCAGAAACATTAATGTGTACTCATTATAAAGCGAGAAGTCCATACGAGACAATTAATTTAAACACAGATAATTCAATATGTACAAGCATAAGTCATTGGGGAAGTGCATATAAATCATTTGCTATAAATGATAAAAGATTTACAAACGCAAATGATTTTAAAGCTTATTTAATTGAGCAAAAGGTAGCTAATACACCTGTTGCAGTAGAATTAAACATAAAAGACGAAGAAATCGAAGCATACACAGAAGAACAACAAGAAGCATACAACAAACTAAAAGAACTTTATAGCTATCAAGAAGTAACTCATATTACTTGTGAAGATGAAATAAAGACAACACAAAAAGTAACATACTCAATAGAACCAAAAATAGAAGTAGAAAATAAAGGAAATATAGCAAGTAGACCGATTCTAAAATTAATAAAAACACTTGATGACTATGTTGACATGACGATAAATCAAGTAAGATTAAAATATAATTTTCTCGAAAATGAAGATTATGTAGAAATCAATTGTGAAAATAAAGAAGTGAAATATGATAATTTAAACAGAAACAGGCAAATAGAGATAGGATACGAATTTCCAAAATTAAATGTAGGAAATAATAAAATAACATTAAATTCAGGTGATTGTATTATAGAGACTAAAAGAAAGGATAGATGGCTATGATGAAAATCTTTAATGCTAATGATAGAGATTTTTCTACAGCAGGAAATGTAATTATAGAAGCAACAAAATGTAGAGAATTTAATAAAAAATCTCTAAATGGTTGGTATATCGAAGTAGAAATGCCAATTAAGTATAAAGAATACATAGAAAAAGATAAATTGTGTGTTATAAAAACAAAATCAAAGTTAAATCCGCAAGCTTTTAGAATTTCTGATGATATAAAGTACACAAATAGAAAAATAAGTTTTACTGCAAATCATGTAATGTTTGATGCTATGAATTACTTGTTGTTAGATGTAAGACCAACAAATTTAAACGGAATAAATGCTTTAAATTATATAAATGAAAGGACTGATATTATCAGTCCTTTTACTATGTTTTCAAATATTGAAAATATTAATACAGGATATTTTATAAGAAAAAGTCTATTTGAAGCGTGGAAAACTATCGAAGAAAGATGGAATGGCGTATTTGATGCAGATAACTGGAATATAAGTTTTTTACAAAGCGTTGGACATGATAATGGAGAAACTATTATTTGTGGTAAAAACATGCAGTCTATGGAAATATACGAAGATTGGTCAAATGTAGTAACAAAGATTTGTCCAGTTCGGCTATGATGGCATAATGTTGCCTGAAATTTACATAGAAAGCGACATTCAATATGAAGTTCCATATACAAGGAAGATAGATTTTGAAACAGATATTGAGTACGAAGAACAAACAGAAGAAGCTTTAATAGAAGAACTTAGAGAAAAAGCAACAAGATATATAGAAGAAAATAAATATCCAAGAATAAGCTATACTACAGTTTCGAACATAAACGACAATATGGAAATAGGAGACACGATTCAAGTATTACATCCGTTAGTTTCGATTAAGACGGAAGTTTTAGAGTACGAATATGATGTTATCTCTAAAAAAATAAAATCTCTAACATTTGGTAATTTTTCAAGAGACGTAAAAGCAAAGTTTAACAATATAAAAGAGTCAATAAATAAAATTGGACAAACATTATCCAAACAAGAAACAGTAATTCAAAATCAAACTAGTTTAATAAACATGCTAAATAAAACTGGATATGTGTATATCGATGAAAATGAAATATTGATTCTAGATATGTTGCCAAGAGAAAACGCAAAAAATGTTTGGAGATTTGGACTAGGTGGGATTGGATTTAGTTCAAATGGCTATGAAGGACCGTTTGAAACTGCAATCACAATGGATGGACAAATAAATGCAAAATTTATTACAACAGGAACAATGTCCGTATCAAGAATTGAAGGACTTGTTGACGAATTAGAAGGAATAAGAAGTTCAATACAATTAAGTATGGACGGAGTTACAACAGAGATAAGGGATACAACAAAGGAACTTGAAGAAAAAATTAATATTATAAGAGAGACTGTAGAAGGGACACAACAAACATTAAGCCACAAAGGTGGAAATAACATATTCTATTATGCAAAAGAATTTTGGAATGATGGAACAGACAATGGAATAGCAAATTTAGAAGAATATACAGATACAGAAATACAACAAAAATCAATTTCAGGCAATGGCTATATCATCAACAAGGGAACATCAGAACAAAAACAAGCTGTAAAAAATGATAGTTATACAATAAGTTTCATGTATAAAAAATTATTTAATTTAGCAGAAGGATATGTAGAAATTAATGGTACTAGATATGATTTGACAAGTACAGAATGGCAAGAACAAATTATAACAGAAAAAATAGATACAAATACAATAGATTTTAAGATTGTATCTGATACAGATAATGCTTTCGCAATATTTGATTTGATGGGAAGTATTGGAGAAGAAAAACAAGTATGGACTCAAAATCCAAATGAGACAAGAACTGATACAGTAACGATCGGAAAAGGTATTGAAGTTAATTCTAGTAGTAAAAATACATATGCGAGATTTGATGCAGATGGAAACAGAATATTCAACAAAGCGACAGGAGAGGTAGTAACAGAATTGACAGATAAGGGAGTAGACACAGATAAAGTTACTGCAAACGTAGGACAAGTAGGTGGAATATTAATTCAACAAATAGATGGGCAAACTTGGATTTCTAGTTTAATTTAGGAGGTGAAAAAATGGCGGTAAATGGAAGTGTAAATTCAGGAGGAGCTCAAGGTAGAGCATTACAGTTTGCATGGGAAACTCAAAGTACAAGTGCAGACAATAATACAAGAACGATATATTACGAAGTAAGAGCAATTGGAGGAAGTTCATCTCAAATATATCATCATAATGATTATGTAGATGTAAATGGAACTAGAGTGTATACGGGACCTTCTAGTCATTCTGTTAGTGTACGGAATTTTAAAATCAGGAACACTTACAATTAATCAAAATACAACAACACAATTAAAAGTAGAAATGCATGGTGGTATTTATCAATATAGTGATAATATTAACACAACATACACTTGGAATTTAGATGAAATACCTCGCTATGCTAATTTGACATCACTATCAATTAAATGTAAGACTTGTAATAGTATTACATTAAAATTTACTACAGATAAAACGTCTAGAATATATGCAAGATTTACAAGAGGAGGAGATAGTACAGAATGGCTTAATGATGGAAATCCATTTGTAGATAATACTACTGGTGGAGAATTTACAATCTACTATAGAAATAGAGGTAATAGTAATAGATTAGAACCAAACAAAACATATACTATTGAAGTTCTGTGCCGTTCAAAAATAAGTGGATTAGATACTTCAAAAAGTATATCAGTAACCACATATGATATTGCAAAATTAGTTTCTGTACCAAACGTGAACATAGGTTCTTCTCAAACAATTACGTGGAACAATCCGAGTGGGGCAAATGTAAGTTTAAAACTATGTAAGACGGATAATTCACAAATTATAGACTATGAAGCAGTTGCAGGAACAAGTAAGTCAGTAACTCCGACTGCAAGTACTATATATGCTTTAACACCAAATTCTAATACATGTAAAGCAAGATATATAATAACAACTACAGTAAACAATACGAACTATACAAATTATAAAGATTTTACATTTACAGTAACAAACAGTAATCCTGTATTTTCTAATTTTACATATCAAGATACAAACACAACAATAACTAATTTAACAGGGAATAATCAAATTTTAGTAAAAGGTTATTCAAATCCCAAAGTGCTTATTTCTACAGCAAATAAAGCAACTGCTAGAAATAGTGCTACGATGAAAACTTATAAAGTAGTACAGCGGAAGTAAAAGCACAACAGCTAATTATTCTAGTAATGCAGATGTATCAATGCAATTAAAAGCAATAGATAGTCAAACTATGACAGTTTATGCAACTGATAGTAGAGGAAATAGTGCACAAGTATCTAAAAATGTATCATATAAAGATTATTCACAAGTAACAATAAAAGCTGTAAGTGCAGTAAGAAGTAATAATGGAGTAGGAAAAGAAGTATTATTGTCACTAAACGGAACTTTTTGGAATCAAAGTTTTGGAAAAGAAGCTAATAGTATTGAAAAAGTAAGTTACAATTTTAAAGAAACAACAGAAAGTAATTATGATAATGAAAATGAAAGAGATTTAATTACTGTTATTTCTAATAATAATTTTGCTTGTACTAATATAAATATACAAGGCGATTTAGAAGCGGAAGGATTTGATGTATCGAAATCATTTAACATTAGAGTTACTGTAAAAGATAGACTTTCTACTAAAACTTATGAAATCATTTTAGGAAGTGGAACTCCTGCTATGGCAATTTATAGAGATAGACTAGCAGTTGGACAAAAATATGATAAAAATATAGGCAAAAGACTTCAAATAAACGGCGAAACTTATGCTCATTCAAACTCAGGAGGCATGATGTATTATGCAGAAAGAACAGATACAAATGTTCAAGTTGGATTTGGCGTTGGAGCAGGTGGAATAAATCATGGACTATATAGTAAAGCATTAGAAAAATGGTTAATTTATGGAGATGAAAACAATATATATATGAATGGAAGTTCAGAACGAGTATTAAGTAGAGGGAAGATAGAAGCAGAAGATAATATGACTAAAACAGCATTTGAAGGAATTAGTATGCAAGAAGCATACAATAATGGTTATCCTAATAGCTATGGAAATATTTTAAACTTGAGAGGAAAAGACGCAACAGGCGTTTCACAATTGTTTTTAGGATGGGATAGTGGCAATGCAATAGGTGCAATACGTTATAGAAGTATGAGAGACAGCGGAAATAGTTGGTCTTCGTGGGGAAGAATTTATACAGAAACAGGATTATACTTAAGTTCTTCAGGAAGCAGTGGGACAATAACCTTATCGGAAAATGTTACTAATTTTTCATACATAGAAATTTTTGGACATACAAATTCAGGAGAAAATGTATATACAAAAGTTTGCAATGCAAATGGAAAGACTTTTAATCTTGAAGGAGGATATCTAGCAACTAACAATATTTGGCAAGAGATTAGAGCAAGATTTAAAGTAAATGGAACAACAATAAGCAAAGAATATGAATATTACATAAATACTACTTCAGACGGAGGAACTAGTATGGGGCAACAAGGGAATAACGTTTTTATTGATAGAGTTGTAGGACTAAGATAGAAAAATAAAAATTTAGAGATTCAGGGGGATATTTAACGATGCAAGAAAAAGAATTAATTGAAAGATTAGTACAAAATGAACAACGAGGGAAAAGCAATACAAAAAGGATAGACGAACATGAAGATAGACTAGAAAGTCTTGAAAAGACTTATTCGATAATGGAAAAAATGGATTATCGAATGAGCAATGTAGAAAATAATGTATCAGAAATAAAAAAAGATATACAAAAAGGAAAAGAGCAGAAGCGGTATGAAATGGGATAAATTAATTGATTATTTATTCTATGCAATACTAGCATTCGCTCTTTTTAAATTGGGTTTGAAATAGAAAGGAAGTGAGAAACATGGAAATAACAGTAGCAATCATTATTACTGCATTAACATTAATAGCGGGAGAAATTACAAAACTAACTAAGTTAGATAATAAGTATATTCCGTTACAAAACTTAATTATTGCAGTATTAGCAAGTATCATTTGTATTGTATTCAAAGTACAAGAAATGTCTGTATTAGAAACTATAGTAACTTGTATCTTTGGAACAATGTCAGCAGGTGGAATCGCAGACTTAAGAAAAATTAAGGAGGGAAAATAAATGGAAATTATAGAAACAAATTTACAATTTAATAGTAATAAAACAATAAGAGATCTAAATACAATAAAAAGAATTATACTTCATCACAGTGGTGTAAGTGTATTGCAAACGGTTGAAGTAATACATAACTACCATAAAAATACGAGAAAATACGCAGGCATAGGATATCATTTCTATGTAAGAAAAGACGGAAGAATATATAGAGGTCGACCACTTGAATATGTGGGAGGACATGCTTATGGAGCGAATACAGATAGTATAGGAATTTGCTTTGAAGGAGATTTTAATAATGAAACAATGCAAGAAAAACAGTTAAAAGCAGGACAAGAATTAATATCATACTTAAAGAATACATATAAAATAGAACAAGTACAAGGACATAAAGAAGTATGTAGTACAAGTTGCCCAGGAGCGAATTTCCCATTTGGTGAAATGGTAAAAGATACAGATATAAAAAATGAAACAGTTCAAACAACAAAATCTATTGTAGATTTAGCAAATGAAGTAATAGCAGGAAAATACGGTGTAGGAGAGGCAAGGAAACAAGCGTTAGGTTCTTTATATAGTGAAGTACAAGCAAAAGTAAATGAAATCTTGCTAGGTAAGAGAACTACAGTATCAAAAAAATCTAATGAACAAATAGCAAATGAAGTAATTGCAGGAAAATGGGGAAACGGACAAGATAGAAAAACAAAACTTGCAAATGCAGGATACGATTATAATGCAATTCAAAAAATAGTGAATCAAAAGTTGAAATAAAAATACAAGAGCAGATACTTTTAAGTATCTGCTCTACTATTAAATTTATCTATAAACTCATTTGCAGAGTGTTTATGAACAATTAAATCAATATAGTCATCTATAACATCATCATAAATATGATTTTCTTTAAAATATTTTCTTAAAATTTCATCATAGTACATAGCTTTAGCATAATGAGTAGCACAGATTTTTAATTTTTCAGATATGTGATATGGCAATTTATCAATAGTAAGAAATTTAGATTTACAACACTTTGTGTATTTCACACTACCTTGAAAAATCCATTTTTCTCTATTACATAGTGTGCATTTACAATATAAAAATGTCTTTCCATTTTCTTTTTTTTGGTCCAGCACCTCAAAATTTCCAATTTTTGTCCCGATATAATTTCTTGTTTTCATTTATTTCTCCATATTCTATTAAAATCATTCCACTATATTTATATTAATCTTATTATATTATTTTTTAATAGCTACCACTGTATCTGCTTCAACGTTTTTAAATTGTCCGTCTTCAGCATAGATACCACCATGTTGATATACATCATAACCGTTTTCTTCAAATAAGTCAATTAACATTTTGTTTAATTCAGTAGTTAGTTCAATGTCTAATTCTCCATCTTCATTTTTACATTCGTCTAAGTAATCAAATCCGTTTAAATCAACAATAATTTTGTTTTCATCTTCTGCCATTTCAACATATCCTTCAAATGCTTGTTTTACTAATAATTCTTTATTCATAACTAATCTCCTTTATCGAGTGCGTTGCTTTTGCTAACGTCTTATCTCTTAACTTAAATATAGTATATCATACGTATATACGTAAGTCAATACTTTTTTATTATTTTTTTAAATATTTTTTAATTTGTTCTATTACAAAGCCGTTTATATTTTTATCTTCTTCATCCAGCTTACTTTTAAATTCTACAAATAGATCTTTATCAATTTTTATAAGTCTAGTAACTTTAGTTTCTTTTTCTTTTTCCCACTCTTTTTTATAATCTCTTTTATTGTTTCCCATAAAAATTCCTCCTCTTGATTTTTTTTATAGTATCATATATAATATTTATATACAAGAGAGAGGAGACCTCTCTCAAGTTATTGCAAGTCTTGTAAGATTAATTTAATCTGTTCACGATTATGTTGTCGTCTTAACAAGTCTTGTCTTTGTGCTTGTCTATGTGCGAAATAGATAAGCACTTTTTTTATTAACCACATATGCCTCACCTCACTTTCTATATTTATTATAACATACGTATATACGTAAGTCAATACTTTTTTGAAAAATAATTGAAAACTTTAAAAATATTGAAATTAAGCTATTTTTGAGACATAAAAGCATATTGATTAAAAATAAAAATGGCTTAAAATTGATTGTAAAAGGTCATTTTGCAGTGATTCTAGTAGAAAATATTAATATACATAAAATCTTGAAATTTGAGGAAAAATATGGTATAATATTGACAGATATATACAAAAATGTTACAATTTAAAGACAAAAAGATTACAATTTTGTTATATTTATTTACTTTTTGTATTTTTTTGTATATATTTCTCGTAGAAATATCCTGCTACGAAGCAGAATATGACATTTTTTTCTTAACTAAAATGTTAGAATTATAGTTAAGAAAGGAAGTGTACTTATGAGAAAGATAGGAGGAGTGAATATGAATGCAATAGCTCGTTTGACAGGTAAAGTAACAAAAGATAAAGCATCTAAGAGATATTGTAGCGTATATGAATCTCTTGAAGAAAGTTTAAAAGAAGTAAAACTTATTAAAGAAGGCAAGCTAAAACCAAAAACATGGAAAGAGTTGCTAGACGAACTAAAGGAAGATAAGGAGTAGATGCTAAAATGCAATATGAAATTATACCCACACCAAAATTTGAAAAAGATATAAAGCATTATAGAAAAAAATTCAAAGGTGTTTCAGACGATGTAAATGACATAGTTGAAGAATTAGAAAAAGGGAATTTACAAGGGGATATTATTCCAAACTTAGAAATGAAGGACAATAATAATAACGTTGTAAAAGTTAGAATAGCAAATTCTGATACTAAAGCAGGAAAATCAAATGGGTATAGATTAATATATTATGCAGAAAAAAGTGATGGAACTATATATTTGTTAACATTATATTATAAGAAAGAAAGAGAAAATATTACAAATAAAGAAATTCAAGAATTAATATTAAAATATTGTATATAAAAGACTAGTAATAGTCTTTTTTGTTATCTGTCAAATTTCGACAGACAAAACAATAAAAACATGCTATAATACAAATAAGACAGTAAGAATAGAAATGATAGAAAAGAGGAAGAAGAGCTAGTGCGATCTAGTTCTTCTTTTTTTATGCAAATTTTACGATATCCACCATGGTGGATGAAATGTATGCTTTAATAAAATAAAGACATACTATTTGTGGTGGTAAAATGAAAGTAAAACTATGTATAAAAGAAGTCCGAGAGCGATTCGGATATACTTTAAAAGAAATGTCAAAAATAACGGGAATTTCAAGTTCTCATCTTAACTATTTAGAGAAAGGCGAAAGAAGAGCTACAATAGATGTACTATGTCAAATTGCAGAAAAGTTGCATATTGACGAAAAAGAATTATATACAAAAGAAAGGGAATAAAAGATGATATATTTAGATGTAGCAAAAGAAATAGAAAGAAAAAGAAGAAAATTACATGAAAGTATAAAGGAGAATGGAATCGACTCAGATAAAACAAGAAAAATAAGTGTAGAAATTGATAATTTGTTAAATGAGTATTATAAAAAAGAAAAGCAATATGATGAAGAGAATACAATGTTAGCTTTTTATAGAGAATCGTTACAAGAGCTAAGAAATTTGACGATAGATTTAGGAAGTTTTCCAACCACGCAAGTCTGGAACAATTATGCAATGAAAAATAATTGTTTAAATAACGTTTCAATCGAATACATATCAGGACTAAATTGGCATAAATTAAGAACAAGAATATTATCAGAAATTTCATAAAAAAAATTTTAAAAAATTTTTCGTAGTGTTTTCAAGCATTACGAGATTTTTTTGTCGAAAACGGGTTTGACAGGGGTTTGAGGGCTATATATAATATTTTTATAAAAAATGTCGAAAGACGCAGAAGGATATTGACAAAAGCAAAAATAAACAATATAGTTAATATTGACTAAAAAAGAAAAACTTTTCGACATCGACGAACTTCGACTTAATGAAGTAAAAAAATATGTTATAGTACAAAAAGTGAGATAGCTCGACGGCAATCGAAACTATCTCGAGAGTGTATACTTATAGCCACAAATATACAACTTAAGTATACATTCTCAAATTAAATTTGTCAAATTTGGGAGGTATTAAAATGAAAAATGAAGAAATTATTGAAGAAATTGGATTTATTGACGAAGGAAGTTATCAACAGATTAAGAAAGAAATGTGCAAAGCTAATGACTATTTTACATTAGATGAGTGGAAAATATTAAAAAAATTAACAACTTTTTAACGACTTAGTATCTTATAAGTACAAATTTGTACAAATAGCTAAAAATTAAAAACGTTGATTTTAATAGGGTTTGCGGATATACACAAATGCGTAAAAATAGCCCAAGCAGTTCCCGAAGGTCGTAAGTTCGAGTCTTACCCCCGCAACCAAAACATTAGAGCGAAGCGGATTTGAGAAAATCTACTTCGCTCTATTTTTAAAATTTAACGACTATTTAACGACTTAGTTTTTTATACAATAAAATCACTTAACAAATTAACAGTCTCAGACTTATCTTCTGGAAATACAAAAATATAATATTTTTCTGTTATTGAAATGCTACTATGCCCTAAAAGTTCTTTTACATTATGAATTTTTGCTCCACGTCTTATTAAGAAAGTAGCAAAAGTATCTCGAATAGCATGTATTTTTTTGAAATCTACTTTAATTCTTTTTAAAAATCTTTCCCAAGCTCTAGAGAAATTACTAGCATCAATAGGATTACATGAAGCAGTGGTAAAAATTAAGCTATCCTCATTAAATTCTAATCCATTCTTTTTATATTTTTCTTCTTGTTCTTTAAAATACAACTCTAAAATTGGCACAAGAGCTTTTGGAAAATCTACGATTCTTTTTGATGTTACAGATTTTGGGTCGATAAGTTTTAGCTCTCTATGATATTGCTTAGGAGAATCGAATACTTTGACAAGTTTTAAGGTCCAACGAACTTTGACTTTACAAAGTTTTAAGTTTACAAATTTCTTTTTTAAACCTAAAAGTTCCCCTTTTCTCAATCCAGTTACTAAGTCTAATTGAATAGCAACATTAAAAGTATTATCTTTTCCATTTTGATATTTAATATTTTCTTTTATTAATTCTAATTCGTCATCATTAAAAACTTGAATATCTTCATTCCAAATATCGTCGTCATCCTCCATTTCATCTCCATCAGAGTTTCCAGGTATTTTTATCTTCTTTAAAGAGCAAGGGTTTGTTTTTTGACATCCACTCTCTATACAATAAGTAAAGAATAATCTAAGTGTTTTATTAATATCGAAGATTTTCTCACTACTAACTTTTTTATGAACTTTTTTTCCTTCATCGTCCAAATAATCAATACCATCTTCATATAAATCATTATAATATGATTGAATTGCTTTAGGGGTTACATCAAAAACTGTTAAATATCCAATATCACTATCCTTAATATATATTCTATAATTTGTTTCATGTTTTTCAAAACTGGAGGACTTATCTTGACGGCTAACATATAAAACATTAAATAACCATTCGAACATTAATTGTGCAACAGTAATTTTTTCATAGTTCAAATTTAAGCCATCTCTAATTTTATTTGTATATTCTTCTAATTTTCTAGTAGCATCTTTTTCTCCGCTACCATAAAATTGTTTTTTGATAGGTTTTCCGTCTATATCATGTCCAATAGTTTTTGTTTTACGATGATATTTAACTCCATTTATTTCACAATTATATTTCTTAGCCATTTAAACCTCCTATAAAACAAGATAAGTAATAATACTTATCTTTAGTTAATCTATTTCATTTCAAATTTTCCAATATATTTACCTAAAATTTTAATACTATTTTCTTTTGGATTTAGGATTAATGGTTCAAATTCGTCTGAGTTGCTTTGAGGTTCAAGAAAAATGAAACCATTATCGAGTTGTTTAAATTTCTTTAAAGTAGCATCAAAGCCATTTACCAATACGACTGCTATTTCTCCATTTTCTACCCAATCTGTTTTGCGAATTAAAGCATAAGCACCATTCGTAATTACTTTGTTCATACTTTCACCATTTACACGAAGAAAAAAACATTCCTCAGGGTTAGCTATGTTCATCATATTAGTGTCAATAGGCAATCTTCCTTCTATACATTCTTCTGCCCAATTGGGGATTCCAGCACTTATTTGACCATACACAGGACACATATAAAATTGAGAAATTTCTGGAGCAATTATGCTATTTTTATTTATATTATTAATAGCTTCAAGCAAACCTGCCTTAACAATACTGTCTATATCACTATCTTCAATTAGAGTTTCATATCCTACAGGTTCATAATTGCTGTCAACTTTATTTATTGAATAACGAATTTTATTTAATCTTGCAGATTTATCATATTCACTAGATAAGTCTGATATAATTTCAAGCCCATTGAGTATTTTATCTTTTTCAACGTCAGAAAAACTATCGAAACCAGTAGCTATAGTTTCAGGACTTTGAGAGTTCAAAAAACCGATAGAAGCTTTTTTGAATCCTTCAAATTCTTTTTCAGAAAACTTGAGAGGTTTTAAATATCTCACTAAGGTATCTACATATGATGTTTTGTCCGTATTGCCTAACAAATAATCAACAGATACATTACAAGCATTTGATATTTTAAGTAGTGCATCAACAGATGGTTTTGCTCTACCAGTCTTCCAATCTGTAATATTACCTTGACTTACTCCCACTTTTTTAGCAAATTCTTTAGCTGTTAGATTACTTTCATTTATAAGTTTGAAAATTCTATCTATTATAGTCAATTCGAAACCTCCTAAAAATATTTTTAAAAAATCGAAAATTACTATTGACAAAATTCGAAAGTTCGATATATAATAACATTATCAAAAGTAAAATATAAAAAGTACTAGTGAAACACATTATTGAAACTTGGCGGTATCAAATGTGTTCCACTAATTCAAAATACGAATATCTAAGCCATTTGTAGTAACTACACTATAAGTGTTTTTAGTACATGCTTAATTCGTATATTACTATTTTACTACAAGTTATATTAATTGTCAATTGAATTATAAAAATAAGGAGGTGGAAAGATGCAAGATATAAAATATAAACCTAGAAGTCTTACATTAAGTAGAATATTTAAACTTATAAAAGAAACTAAATTAACGGCTAAAGAATTTGCAAATAAGGCAGGAATAGCAGGAAATAGTATTACAGATTGGAAGACTGGTAGAGCAAAACCATCTGTTGATGCATTAAGAAAAATATCTAAAACATATAAAGTACAACTTGAGTGGCTTACAGGAGACAGCAAATATAGGACTAAAGAAGAAGAATTTGCAAAATTAATTAAAAAGGAGAAAGAAAAGAATGAACAATTTACAATTAATTAAATCAGAGAAATTTGGAGAAGTAGAATGTGATATCTATTCAAATAAAAAAGAAATGTTTATGACAACAGAACAATTAGGAAGTTGTTTAGGATATGCATATGGAAAGCAAGCAATAAGCAAAATTTTAGAAAGAAATCAATACTTAAAAGAAAAGGAATTTTCAGGTATAGTCAAGTTGGGTACCCCTTCAGGAGAGCAAGAAACTAGAGTATTTACAGAAGATGGAATCTACGAAGTAACAATGTTAGCAAAAACAGAAAGAGCTAAAGAATTTAGAAGTTTTATAAGAAAATTACTTAAATCATTAAGAACAGGAGGAGCAAAATTAATAAAACCTTCTAGTGCTCAAATGCAACTATTAGAAATTAAAAAGAAAAATGCAGATGCGAGACTAAGAAATTCAAAAGTAAGAGAAGCGAAATTTCTATTGGAAGCAGTAGATAAGTATAAAAATGTATTAGCACAGCAAAGCGTTGAATTACTAACAATTAATGCTTTAGAAATTATAAATGGTAAAAATACATTAGAAAAACCAAAATTACCAGAAAAGAAATATTATTCAGCTACTGAGATAGCAGAAGAATTAGGAATTACGGCTAATAAAGTTGGGAAAATAGCTAACATTAACAATCTTAAGACAGATGAATATGGGAAAACGGTATTAAGTAAATCCTTATATAGCACTAAACAATGTCCAACATTTATATATAACCAAAAAGGAAAAGAAAAAATAAAAGAATTAACAGGAGGTAATAAAAATGTTATATGTAAAAACTAGTATATCAGATAATGTAGAAATCAAGATTGATTTATATGATGATGAAATTTACACACAATGTATAAAGTGTGGCAAAGAAATACAAGTAGAAACAGAAGTTTTAAAGCAAGTGTTAGAAGATGGAGATTTAGCAAGTACATCTTTAATATGTGAAAACTGTTCAAAAGAGGTGATATAAATGCCAAGAAGAGCAACAACATTTGAAATACCATTTGTATGGATAACTCCAAAAGAATACGCAGAGCAAACTGGAATGTGGATAGAAGATGTAAAGAGACTTTGCAATACAGGGAAGCTAGAATGTGAAAAATCTCCAGGAGGCTACTACAGGATAAAGGTGTATAAAGACGAATCAGTTTCAAGAGAAGAATACGACAGAGTAAAAACAGAATTAGAAAAATATAAAACAATTTTTGAAAGTGCAAAGGCAACTTTGAATTTAATTTAGAGGAGGTAAAACAAATGAAAAAACTTAAACAATTCGTATTAGGGACAAGCTTTATGTGGCTACCGCTATTAGGTGCTTACATAGCAGAAACATTAGTAAGTTTATTAACTAAAATTTTATAAAAGAAGGGAGGGAAAAGATATGTGGAATAAAGAAAAACAAAGTTTATTACAAGCTAGAACAAAATCTTTAAGAATAGCAGAAAACAAAATTGAAGAACTAACACAAGAAAATAAAGCATTACATGAAGAAAACAAAGACTTAAGATTTGAAAATGAAGAACAACAATACATTATAAACGCAATAATTAATTTAGCAACAAGCAATACATACAATAACGAAAAGATAATTTTAAACAAAATAAAAGAGCTAGCTTACGACTCGCAATCAGAAAACTAGCTAGATTTCAAAAATAATTTTATATGAACTCTTGTACTTAGTATAGCACAAGAGAGGAAGGAAGTCAAATGAAAGTTCAAGCATATCAAAATATAAAAACAAACGAAATAGTACATAAAGATGAAGCATTAGATTATACACTAGAGAAATTAGGAATTACTATAAAAGAAAATGGAGATATAGAACAAGAAGAATTTAAGCAAATGTTGCCAGATTGGTATTTTAGTGGAAATTGGATAGAAAAAGAGGTGGAAATCTAATGAAAGAAATAACATTCGAAGATATACAAAAAGCAAATGAAACAATAAAAACAACAGATATAAAACGGTAAAGAATATGCAGAAGTTAATCAAAGAATAAAAGCGTTTAGGATGGTTTATCCAGCGGGAACAATAGAAACACAACTTTTAAAATGTGAAGATGGAATTTGCATTATGAGAGCAGAAATCATGATAAAAGAAGAAGGCACGATGAGATTATTAGGAACAGGAACAGCATATGAAAAAGAAAACAGTTCATTTATAAATAAGACAAGTTATATAGAAAACTGTGAAACGTCAGCAGTAGGGAGAGCGCTAGGAATGGCAGGGTTTGGAATAGATACAAGCATAAGAAGTGCTGAAGAAATGCAAAATGCAGATTTACAACAAGAAGATATAAAATTAATAACAAAAAGCAATTTGAATGTTTTGCAAGGTTTAATAAAAGAATTATCAGAAGCAAAAGCATTTTATGACAATATCTTAAGAACATATAATATCACAGACCTATCGCAATTAAGTTGTAAACAGTATGGAGAAATACTTTTAGAAATTAAGAAACTAAAAGGGGAGTAGTTTCATGACAGGAACAATCGAACAAATAATACAATATCTATTTAAACAAGATAAATCAAAACAGTATGAAGTAAAAGAACATAGAGAAAAAAGAAGTCTAAATGCAAATAATTATGCGTGGAAGCTTATCACAGAAATAGCAAATGTTATGAGACTAAGTAAAGAAGAAGTATACATAGAAATGCTAAAGCTTTATGGTCAAAGTGAAATGGTTAGTGTTTTAGCAGATATAGACGTAAGTAAGTATTTTAAGTACTACTCAGAGGTAGGAGAATCAATTTTAAATGGAAAAAAGTTCAAACACTATAAAGTATACATGGGAAGCTCAGAAATGGATACAAAGCAAATGTCAATCTTAATAGACGGCATAGTACAAGAAGCTAAGCAGTTAGACATAGAGACAATGACACCAGAACAGTTAAGTAGACTAAAAGAGGAGTGGGATAATGATAGTAACAAACCTAACTAATTCTTTTAACCCAGTACCAAAAATAAAAAAAGAAAAAGAAAAACAGACAACAAAGATAAAACAGAAAAGCAGTAAATTAGCAAAACTAGAAAAGAACAGATTTAGCATATTAACAAATGACTTAGAGCATTGTTATATATGCACAGAAGAAGGAATAAAAGATATTCCTAAACAAGATTTACATGAACTTTGTGGTGGTAGAAATAGAAAATTGAGCATGAAATATGGACTAGTTATACCACTTTGTAGAAAACATCACAATTTAATAGAAAATGATGAAACTTTAAAGCAAAAATGGCATAAAGTTGCTCAAAAAGAGTTCAAAAAGCACTATAAAACAGAAAACTTTATGCAGATATTCGGAAAAAATTATTTATAAAAAATAGGAGGAAAAGAAAATGGAATATAAAGTAGGAGATAGAGTAAAACATGAAAAATATGGGAAAGGAACAGTGGTTGAAATAAATTCAGGAGCCACTAAAGATACAGTTCTTGTTCAATTTGATAATGAGAATGAAAGTCTTCATAGTGGATGCGAATGTAGAGGAACTTACAAAAATAATACTTGTTGGCATTTTAATAATTCTTATTTAGAAGATATAGAAAAAATAGACAGATACGAAGGACTAGAATTATTAAATGAAATTAAAAAACAAGAAATAAAAAATTGTGAAATTAAAGTTTATAAAAATAATAAGTATCAATTTACAATTCAATGTGGAGAAAAAGCAATATTAGATAATCCTCAACATCACATTGGAATGTTAACAAGCGATAAATATACATATGAACCAATTATAAAAAAAGAAATGACCATATCAGAAATAGAAAAAGAATTAGGTTATTCAATAAAAATAGTAAAAGATTAAACAACAAGGGCTAAGCAAAATAAGTTTTAGCCCTTTATTGTACGAAAGGAGAAAGCAATGGAAGGCTGGATAAGTATATATAGACAAATTATAGACAACTGGATATGGAAGAGTAACGAGCCTTTCGACAAAAGAAGTGCATGGATAGATTTATTATTGATGGTTAATCACAAGAAAGAAAAAATTGAGTTTAACGGAAAAATTATAGAAGTAGAAAGAGGACAAAGAATAACATCGATTGATAAATTAGCAACAAGATGGAAATGGTCGAGACACAAGGTAAGTGATTTCTTGAATCGTCTCGAAATGGAACGGCATGTTGGTACAGATAAGGGACAACAAAAAAACACTTGTAAGCATTGAAAATTACGATAAATATCAAGTACAAAATATTGAACGGGACGTGTCCGAGGACACCTGAAAGGACAACAGAAGGACAGCACAGGGACACAAACAATAATGATAATAATATTTATTTATATTTATTAAATAAATACCGCGTTGAAAATCGAAATCAATTTAGCGAATACATGAAAAAAGTTAGAGAGCTTAAAGAAGATGAAAAATGGAATGAACTAGATGGAACAATGCAACAAAAATTATTGAGTGAATTATAGGAGTGTGATAACAAATGAGAAAAGACGTAGCAAAAGCAACTAGAGAAGTATTACAGAATGAACCGTATGCAAGAGAAAATGATGGATATTTAATAAGACGAGTAGTCGAGAAGTTAGAACCGAATCTATATAAAAAAGATTTTAGAGAAGTAATGGACAACTTGCAATTCTATAAAATAAGTTGTGAAAGTATAACAAGAGCGAGAAGAAAATTTTTAGAACAACATCCCGAGTTAATATCTAAAACAACACAAACAGCAAGAAGAATTGAAGAAGAAAACTATTTTTTAGAATATAGCAAGCATGTACCGAGATTGGACTAGATTATGAAACAATTAGAAAAAATGAAAGGACTTTGCAAATACTGTGTAGGCGATTGTGCTAGATTAGAGAATGAAGACTTTGAAGGTACATATCGTTGTGCGGGATTTGAAGCAAAAGAGAAGAATTGGTACGAAAAATACAGAAGGGAATTTAAAAAATGAAATACAAATTCGAAATAGACAAAAGACTTATGGGATTAAATGAATATACAAACTTAAATCGTAAAAACAGATATTTAGGAAATCAAGCAAAACAAAAAGAACAAGCATATATTATTTGGTGTATTAAAGAACAATTAGGAACATTATCAATAGACAAGCCTGTCGTAGGTCATTTTACTTGGATAGAAGAAAATAAACGACGTGATTTAGACAATATCTGTTTTGCAAAGAAATTTATATTAGATGCATTAGTACAAGCTAGTGTATTAGCAGACGACAACAGAAAAATAGTAACTAACTTTACAGACAGTTTTGAGTATAAAGACAAGAGCAAGGTAATAGTAGAGCTAGAAGAGATATGAAGGAGGAATAACTTATGACAGAGGAAGATAAGAAAGCAATAGAATATTTTGAAAAAGATATTGAAAAAAGAAAACAAGGAAAAAATTATTTTGTAGATTATGAAGAAGTAATACTACATGAACAAACAATTTTAAATCTAATACAATCACGACAAGAAAAGATAGAAAAGAATAAAAGACTATTTAGTATTCAAGAAAAAAGAAAATTACAGTTATTGCAACGAAAAGATAAAGAAATAGAAAAGAAAGATAAAATAATAGATTTAATACTTGAAGAGATAGCTTTTGATTATGAAATTAATAGTAGTGAAGATGTAGTGACAATAAAAAGACAATTAAAAGAAAAATTTGAGAAGAAAGTAGAGGATAAGCAATGTTAAGTAAAGAAGAAATAGAAAATAAAATACTAAGGTTTCTATCTGCAAATGATGTAAGTTGTTTTAATTGTGGCTATGCTATACATTCTAAAAATATATCAGAATATTTGAAAATCAGTTATGAAAAAGTAAAAAAAATAATGAGAGAAATGAAAAAAGAAGGCTTAGTAGTATATGAAAATAAATCATACACAATATGCGAAGATTATGAAATGCAAGAATATTCAAGTTTTAGAAATGTTGGATGGCTTTTAACAGATAAAGCAAGAGAAACAGAAATATGGAAAGAAGAAAATGAAAAAGAAAAGAAAATTTTTAAAGAATGTTTTGGAGAGTGATAAAAGTGTTAAATGAACAAAAAATATACAAAGCAAATTACATGCAAGAAATAATTATAATGCCAACAAAAGAAAACTTAGATAGATTAGAAGAACATTGTAGAAGAAGTATAAAATATGACATAGGAAAAAGATTTAGAGAACATGAAATAACATTAAGTTTAATATACAAATATAGACAACTAGAATCAAACAATCAAAAGCTAATAGAGAAATTAGAAGAAAGAATAAAACAAATAACTAGCAGTAAAACTTTTGATTACGCAGGAACTGAATGGCAAGAAAGTTGGGTTGTTGAAGAATTACAAGAAATTTTAAAAATAGCGAAAGGAGAAAAGGAATGAGTGTTAAATCAAAAGTAAAAAGATGCAACAAAGAAATAGAAATATTAAAACTTAAAATCAAAGATTTAGAATGTCGAAATAGAAATTTAAGAAAAAATATACTTAAAAATGATAGCAATTCAGAAAAAACGAAGTTGTATGAAAATATAATAAAATTTGCAATAACAAATCACATAGGAAATCTACGAGGTGGAATGATGGTAGATTGTAATGGAATAGATAAAATGAATAATTTAAAACTTGATATAGAAAATAATCATTTTGAACATTCTTATATTATGAGAGTGAGATATTAAGGAGGAGATATGAGCAAAGCAGATGAAATAAAAAAGAAAAATAAAGTATATTGTGTTGAAGGCGACCCAGATTATGGTTGCATATATATTGCAGCTAAAAATGGAAGAGAGGCTAGAATGACTGCATTAGGGACTTGGGTAGCAGACCACTTAGACAATCCTTTTATAGAATTAAGAGTTTTAAGGTGTTGGTCTGTAAAGGAAACAGATTATGAAGGAGAACTTGATACATTTCAAATAAATGAACTAGGACTTACTTGGTGGGTTTGCCCTGAATGTGATAAAGAAGAATTTGAAATTATAAGTGAATGTGAATATCAATGTAAAAATTGCAAAGGAGTATTCGGTATTCCATATGTAAATTAGGAGGTTAAAAATGGTAGTCGATATTAGTAAAATTAACTTAGAAAATTTATATATGTATCAATGTAATTATAGAAAAAGCAAAAAAAAGAACAGGACTAACTAAAAAGGAATGTCAACATAGATACTACATAGAAGTTACTAAACCAAAAAGAAAACAAAAAAGAGGTGTTTTAGATGAATAAAAAATATGAAGAACTACAACATAGCAATTTTGATACATACCCTCATTATGTTTTTGCAACGGCTTTTTTAGTAAATGGGAAATTAGCAGATTATAAAATACAAAATAGTGAAAGATGTTGGGGACTAAGAACATTCAGAGGGCAATCTTGGGAAAATGAAGTATGGCAACATGGTTTTATAGATAAAGATTGGAATTTAACATGTAAATACAATAAAATATTAGTCAATAATGACGAAGAACATAATGAAGCATTTAATAAATTAGAAGATTGGCTATTTGATAACTTTGAAATATATGAAAAAGTTAATTTAACTAGATGGGAGAAGTAATTATGGATAAAAAATTAGAAGAAGCTATAAAATTTTTGAAAAATTTTGTAAGTCTTTTTTATGAATTTCCAAATCCTCAAAGTGTTTCGATAAAGGATAGTGAAATTAAAAATGTAGAAACAGTATTAAACTACATAGATAATTCTATATCTAAAGAAAAGATAGAAAAAATATTCGAAACAAAAATATACAATAGAAATTATTTAGCATCTACAGACTGGACAGAACATCAAAGAGAAGTAGATTTAGAAGTAGCAAATTTATTAAAAATTATTAAAGAAGAATTACTGGAGGGGAAATAAGATGTGCAAATGTTGTGAAGAAATAAAATTTATAAAAGAAGATTTAATAGTAGCAACAAATATAAGACGAAAAATACAAGTTCAAGTAATTACAAAGAGTTACAGGAAAAATGAAAAGAAACCAGCAGGAATAATACATTTTAGTTCATATGACTTAAAATATTGTCCAGTTTGTGGAAGAAAACAATAAAATAAGCCATACTACACTTAAAGAGGTGTAGTATGACAGACAAAGAAATTCTAAAATTATGGCATGAAGGCTATACAAGATTAACATTAGCAAAAATATATATGAGAAGATATAATGAGCAAGTAAAAATAATAAGACTAGATATGAAGAATAGACATGTAAGATTTATAACGTATAAAGAAGCGTTGAATAGAGTTGAGAGAATATTATTAAAAAATATAAAAGAAAGAAGGTAAATAATATGAAAAAAATATTAATAAGTTTAGGAATTATATTAGGAATAATTTTAATGATAACAGGAATATTTGTAGGAGCAAATAATACAGCAATTAATTTAGAGGAACAGATAAAAGAAAGTAAATCGTGTATAAATATTCAAGAAAAGAGGAGAGAAGATTTAATATACAATTTAGTAGATACAGTAGAAAGTTATAATAAATATGAGCAAGATACAATGTCAAAAATAATAGAAGCTAGAACAAAAGCAAGTAGTGGAAATGTAGAAGAAGCGGAGATATTAATAAATGCAGTTGCAGAACAATACCCAGAATTAAAGTCTAATGAAAATTATAAAACATTAATGACAGAATTAGCAGTAACAGAAAACATAATAGCAGAACATAGAAATAATTACAATATTCAAGTAAAACAATATAACAAGCACATAAAGAAATTTCCAAATAGTGCAATTTTAAACATAATGGGATATGAAAAATTAGATAATACATATTTAGAGTATAAAGCTTCAGAAGATGCACCAAAAAATCTATTTAAAGAATAGAGGTGTGAATATATGGAGTTTAGAGATTTCACAATTACTAAAAGAGAAATATTAGTAAGTATAGCAATAACATTTATATTAATAGGAATAGGCTTTTTAATAAATTCAGCTATACAAAATGCAATATATGAAAAAAATGAGAAATATTATAAAGCACTAAAAATAGAAAATAATGAAGAACAATTTAAGTATGCAATAAAAACTAATATAGGAAATACTTTAGCACAAGGAAAAGTACAAGCAGTAAACAGGGTAAGTATCAGTGATATAGAAGGTAATTACTTTAAAATAAAAAAAGTAAAAGAAAAGTACACTAAACATACAAGGCAAGTAGCACATACAAGAAAAGTAGGAAACACAACTCAAACATATTACACAACAGAAGAATACTGGACATGGGATTATGCAGGAGAAGAAGAATGGCATACTGAGAAATTTGACTTTCTAGGAGTAAATTTTGATTATGGAACAATAAAGTTTAACAATGAAAGTTACAAACATACAAAACAAGTAGATTATTATACTAGATATAAATATTATACAATACCAGAAGAATTTGAAGGGACTTTATTTACATATATAAATAATAATACAATAAATGTAAATGAATTTTATTTACAAGATGCTATAAACGATATTATAGATAATAAACAAGGAGAAGCGGATGTTTGGGATATAGGATTTTGGATAATATGGATTATCTTAATAGGATTTATAGATTTTGGATATATGTATTTAGATAATAATTATTTAGAAGATTAAATACATAAGAAAGAAGATGATAATATGACAAAAGAAGCGAAATCAATAATATTAAAAGATTATAAAAAATATCAAACATTAGCAGAATATGCGAGTGAAGAAAATAGAGATATATTCTTAAAAGTTGCTAATTGTTTGCAAGAGATTTTAGAAAGATGAAAGGAGAACAAATGACTAAAGAACAATTAATTTTATTATTAAAGAATTACAAAGAAAATAAAGCGAAATTAAAATTAAAACTAAGAGAAAAGGAAAGTATATTACGAAAAATAGAAAGTCTTAAAAATGTATCCTTGTCCGTTACAAGCTATGAAGAAAATAGTAATATACATAGTAAAAATATAATAACTGATAAAGTAGGAAATAAGGTTAGTGATAATTTAGATACTGAACTAGATCTAAAAGCAGAACTAGAAAGAGTAGAAAATGATATTAAAGAGCTAAATACAAAATTAGAAGAAGTAGATATAAGATTAGAGGCATTAACAAAAAGAGAAAAAGAAATATTAATAGATTACTATATAGAAAAAAATACATATCAAGAAATAGCAGAAAAATTAAATAGAAGCTATAGAAACATACAAGAAATAGTTAAGAGATGTACTGAAATAATAATAAAAATATAAATTTCATATTTTTTTCATAAAAGTTTCATAAATATTTCGTAGATTTATTATTTTATATATATTATAATTATAATAGCAATACATATAAAGAGATTGCAAATTTAAAGAAAGGCAAAACCTTTCTAAAAAAAGACCCTTTTATTTTTATTTTATATAAAAACTAAATTATAAGTTTCTGAGAGATTGCGCTTAACAGTCTCTTGCCAAACGGCTAATAAGTAGTAGTAAGTAAAATAAATGCCGTATTTTAAGAGTTAGATATATTCTAGCTCTTTTATAATGCTTATTAATGATACTAGATAAATTAATATATATGTCCTATGTAAAATAGTATCTCCTTTAGTTTTATTACAAAGACAATTCTAGTTAAGTCTTTATAAAATTGTATGAAGTATATAAACATAGATAGCAGAATAGCAAATCAGCTGTTCAATTCTAGATTGCAATTATCTATAACTTATATATTTCATAGAGTTTTGTAGAAAAAAGAGGTAACATATGACAAGAGAACAAATATATGTAGATAAAAGGTGTAAGTACTGCAAAGGAAATTGCAATAAAGGAATAGTAGTTTTTAATAATGAATCCACAACTTATACAAAATGTGTGGATTATGAGAAAGACAAAAGTAAGATTGAAGGATACAAGAAACCAGAAAAGCGAACAGCAAAATTACAAAGCTGCGTAATGAAAAATTTAATTTCTGACTGGAGAGGAATATAAAAAAGACTAACAAAAGCTAGTCTAAAATTTCTTCATAGTATCTTCAATAGCATAAGAAAAAAGTTCTACATCTTCATCTGAGTTAATACTAAATGCAGCGAAGCCAGTTTGAGCATTTTTATAAATAGAAACTGATATAGTACCAATTTTATTATCACTATTTTCATTATCTGTGATATTCAACATCCTAATTCTCCTTTCTAAAACGAATGAGACAATAAGATAACACAATAAAAATGAAAAGTCTGTCGAGTGGTGTCACGAAAATAAAAATATGTAGCAACTTATTAACATAAATGGAGTGTAAAATGAAAAAAAGAAGAGCAAGAAGGAAGTATCATAATTGGGAGATAGAAATAGCAAAAGGAAATACAGACGCTTTTTATAATTCAACCGATTGGGATATTGTTAGAGAAGCGGTTTTAGATAGAGATAAACATAAATGTCAATTCTTTTTAGGAAAATGGAATGATGAAAAACATTTTCCGAGTAAGATAAAGATTGTAAATGCAGATACAGTGCATCATATAATACCGATTAGGCAAAGACCAGATTTGGCATTAGACAAAAATAACTGTATAAGCCTAAGTTTTGAAGCTCACGAAATAATTGAAGATAGACATAGATGGAGCTGGAGAAAAAAAGAAGAAAAAAAATTAACGGAGGAAAAATGGTAAAGGTAATTTGCGGATTAATTGGAAGTGGAAAGACTACATATGCATTAAATAACAAAAAAGAAGATGATATATTATTAGATTGGGATATATTAGCAGAAGCATTAAAAACAAGTAATCTGGTTTGGATAAAAGAAATACAAGACATGTTATTAAAATTCTATTATGAAAAAGGATTCGATATATGGTATATAACAACAAAATTAGGAAGCAATGAATTAGCATTATTAAAGCAAATGATTAATGTAGAATATATATGGATTAATACAACAAAACAACAATGTATAGAAAATATAAAGAAAAGAAATAGAAATAATGAAGTAAAACATATAGAGAACTTAAAAGAAAGCAATGAAAGAATATGTAAGAAGTATTATACAAATTTACAAGAAATTGATTATAAAATTATAGATATATTTGATAATAATGAAAGGTGGTAATTATGAAACTAGAACATTTGATACAAGCATACAAAGTAAATAACATACAAGTAGAATTAAAAGAAATGAATAATGAAAATGAGAAAGCAGGAGTAATAACGTTTGCGAATGGAATATCTGCGAGTTATTTATTAGACGATGAGGATATAGTAATAGCAATGAAGATATTTTTTAACTGTTTAACAACAGACGAATTAAAAATACAAAATCAAATAAGTCATATAATAAAAATATTAAATATAATGCAGAATACAATAATGTTATTGAGTAATATACCACAAAAAGAATGTAATATGATATTAGAGAAGTTAGGATTGTTCGATAATACATTTATAGAAGAAAAGAAGATAAAGCATTTAGAACATAGTTATCAAATAGAAGTGATAGACGGATTAGTATGTTTGAGTATAAATGAAATGGAGAAAATAGAGAATGATAAAGAAAGTATTATTTAGATTAATAAATAGCAATATGTTTTGTAAAAGATTCGCAGGACTAAAATGGTATGGAAATATATTACAAAAGTTAAGTTAAAGAATAAATAAAATAGAAGCGGAACACCCCAATCAAAATCTCGAGATAAAAATAGCTTAAGGAGAGCGGGTGTGAGGTCTTAACTGTCCAACTTTTTTAATTTTCTCACGTGAAAGGGGGGATAGCATGACAAAGGGACAAGAAACCGAAGAAATAAATCAAATAAGACAAGATTTATTGGAACAATTATTAGAGCAAGGCAAATATGGAAAACATTTTGAGAGTTTAGTTGAAGATTATATAAATTTAGAAAAACTAAAAAGAGATATACAAAAAGACATAAATAAAAACGGATTAAGAATTAGAGTCATGACAGGAAATGGATTCAAGTCAGAAAAACCAAACGAAAGCGTGCAAAATATTCTTAAAGTTAATGGTCAGCAACTTAAAATTCTTCAAGATTTAGATTTAAAAACTCCATCTCAAACACCGAAAGAAGGTGACGGAGATGATTTATTGTAAAGAAATTGAAGAATATATAAAATTCGTTGAAGAAAATCCAAATGAAACGGATGACGAAATAAAATTATTAATTAAAAATATAGTAAAACCGACATTGTCAAGAGACGATGTCTTTTTTGATGAAGATAAATATTATAAGTGCATTAGATATTGCGAAAAATGGTATTATAAATTATTTCCATATCAAAAATTTATTTATGCTTTTGTTTTTATGTATGAAGATAAAAACAGAGACGTAGTAATATTCCCTGATATTTTCATTTTGATGGGCAGAGGTAATGGAAAAGACGGAATGATAATGCCATTGGCAAATTTTCTACAGACTCATTATTACGGAGTTAAAAATTATCATATAGACATAGTTGCTACATCAGAAGAACAAGCAATAAATTCATTTAATGTTGTTTATAACATGTTAGAAGACAATAAAGAAACAATGAAGAAATATTTTTATTGGAATAAGACAGAAGTTATAAATAAAATTACACGCTCTATATTAAGGTATAACACAGCAAATGCTAAGACAAAAGATGGAAAACAGACAGGTATGATTATATTTAATGAACTTCATGCTTATGAAGACTATAAACAATTAAATGTTTTTAGGTCTGGTTTAGGAAAAATTATTCATGCTAGAAAAGTAACTATAACAACAAACGGTACAGTAAGAGAAGGTCCTCTTGATGAAAAAATATCCTTATCGAACACAGTCTTAAATGGCGAGAAAAATTTTACTGGATTATTGCCAATACTATACAAGATAAATGAAAAGTCATTAGTAGATATTCCAATGAAAAAGTTTCTAGAAACAGAAAATAAAAATGACATAGATATAACTTTTTGGTGTCAAGCTAATCCTAGTTTAAGATTTAGACCTACATTGTTTAATGAAATGTTTACAGATTATCTAGATATGCAAAAACAAAAATCTTATAGAGTAGAGTTTTACGCAAAAAGAATGAATCTACCGCAACAAGATGAAGAACAAGCAGTAGCAGATTGGGACACAATAAAAAGAGCATCTTATAGTGATGTAGACAAAGAAATTCCAAGACAGACAGGAGACGTTGAGGGAAGAAAAGCAATAATTGGAATAGATTATGCCTCTTTAAACGATTTTGCAAGTGCGGGATTCTTATTTAAAGTAAATGGAGAGTATATTTGGAGACAAAAAACATGGATTTGTTCAAAAAGTAAATTCTTTGGAGATATAAAATTCCCGTTTCATAATGCTGGACAAGAAGGCTTTCAAGATTTTGTTGTAGTAAATACAGAGACAATAGATGCTGAAGAAATAATTCTATGGTTAATAACGGAAATGTCAAAATACAATATTCAAAAATGGATATTAGATATGTATAGATTTTTATTATTAAAAAGTATTTTTGAAAAGTATGGAATATCAATAGAAACAAAAGATAATCCATACGGACAAGTAAGAATGATTAGAAGACTAGACAGTGTTATGGCAATAGTAGCACCGAGAATAGAAGTAGCGTTTGCCGAAGGAAAAATAAACATTGGAGATAGTGCAATCATGAGATGGGCAATTAATAATACAGCTATAAAAATTGGAAAAGATGGTAATAAGAAATATGAAAAAATAGAACCGAAGCTAAGAAAAAATGACCCATTCATGGCTTTTGTAGCTGCAATGAGTGGGCAAGAGTTATTAGATGAAGAAATTATTTATGTTTAGGAGGTGGAAAAGTGATTTTAGATAAAATATTTAAAAATTCAGACGGAGAATATGTAAATATTATAGATGTATTATTGGGAAAAAATAATTATCAAAATTATATATACACTTTAGCAGAAGCACATGCAATTGATTTAATAGCAAAAACAATTGCAAAATGTGAAATACAAGTTTTTGAAACAAAGGATAAAAAAATAGAAGAGAGTAAAAGTGATTTATACTGGCTTTTAAATTTACAACCAAATTGCAACGAAAATGGGACAAGATTTCTATATAAGTTAGTTGTAAAATTATTAGTAGATAGAAAAGCATTAGTAATTATAAACAAAAGAGCTAAAGCAAACTGGCTATATGTAGCAGACGAATATAATGCTTCTGCTGATATTTTATATGGTAAAACATTTAGCAATATAAGTATCTCTGACGATGAAGGAAACACACTAAAATTAGAAAAGACATATAATCAAAACAATTCAATATATTATTCTTTAGAAAATACAAATTTAAGTAAAGCAAGTACAAGTTTTAAAGATAATACGACGAAAATATTAAAAGCAGTTCAAACTAGTTTTATAAGAGGCAATACAGGAAAGTGGAGATTAAAGAATCCAGGTGGACAACCTACAATGATAGATGCAGAAACAAAAAAAGCTATAAGTTATGAAGATTACAAAAATAAAATTACAGATGGATTATTAAGCGAAGAAGAATCAATAGTAATGCTATCAGAACTGTTTGACTTAATAAACTTAAATAAAGACAATAACAAAAACTTATCAGATTTTGAAACGGCATTCATAAGGATAGGAAGCACAGTAGCACAAAAATGGAATATCCCATTAGATGTATTTTTCGGAAATAAGACAGAAAAGTCAACAGGGAATAACGATTTTATTACATTTGCAGTAGATATATACTTTGAATTGATAGAAGATGGTTTCAATATTTCTTTAGTAGGAAAAGAGGATTTTTTAAAAGGGGAATATGTACAATTTAATAGAACAAACATAACTCATAAAGACGTTTTAGATTGTGCAACAGGGATAGATAAACTAACGGCTAATAGATTTAGTAGAAACGAAATTAATAAGTTATTAAAATTACCACAAATCAATGAAGAGTGGGCAAACGAACATAGTATAACCAAAAATTATGGAGAAGTGAAAGGAGGTGCAGAAGAAAATGGATAAGTTTTTAAATTTTAAAAAAGTCAATGAATCAGAGACAGAATTATATATCTATGGAGATATAAGAAAAAAAGACTGGATAGATAGATGGTTAGGACTAGGAGAAGATGTGACAGAAGCATTTTCACTAAAAGATGCTTTAGCAATGGTAGATACACCTAATCTAACAGTAAGAATCAATTCATATGGTGGTTCTGTTTCAGAAGGATTGGCAATTTACAGTTTATTATCTGATTTTAAAGGACACTTAAAAACTATTGTAGACGGATTTGCTTGTAGTGCAGCATCCGTTATTTTTATGGCAGGTAATGAAAGAGTTGTTCCCGAAAATGGATTACTTATGATACACAACGCATGGATGGAAGCACGAGGTGATTCAAATGCTATGAAAAAGGTTGCAGAAGACTTGCAAAAGATAACACAACCATCGCTAAACATCTATGTAAATAAAACTGGACTATCAGAAGAGCAAGTTAAAAAAATGATGGATAGAGAAGAATGGATAACATCAAAAGAAGCTTATGAATTAGGCTTTTCAACTACTCAAATAAAAAAAGATAATGCTATGCAATCTTTAGAAGCAGACTATGTTTATAATTTAGTTATGAAAAATAAAGAATTGCAAAAAACAATCGAAGAAAAAGCAAAAGAAATGGCTAGTCAAATTTTAGAAGAACAATGCAAAGGTTCAGCAATAGAAAAACCAACAGGTTTATTAAATTCAAATCAAAAACAGATTAAAGAAGATGCATGGACGTCTTTTTTTAATACAAAAAAACAAGAAAAGGAAGGTAAAAAAGATGAAAATTAATGAAACAAAAATGAAACAAGCTCAAGAAGAGGCTTTAGAAATTCTTCAAAACTCAGAGAATAAAGCAGAAGCTATAGTAGAAGCTATGGAAAAAATTAATGAAGTTCAATATGATGAAATAATTTCTGAAATTGTTGAACAATCTCAAAAATCTGAAAGTGAAGCAGATTATACAAATAAAATGGGATTAAGGGTTCTTTCAAAAGAAGAAAAAGAATTTTATGAAGCATTAAAAAATGACCCAAAACAAGCAATAACAGGAAGTCAGATTGATATTATGCCAACATCAATTATTGATATTACACTAGAAGACATTAAAAAAGAAAGTGGATTACTAAAACATATTAATTTTGCACCAGCTAATGTAAAGAAATGGATTACTGCTTCTAAAACAGGAACTTATTCTTGGGGAGCTTTAACTGATAAGATTAAAGGAGAGCTAACAGCAAGTTTTGCAGTTTTAAATATGGAAGTTGCAAAATTGACTGTATATATGATTATTCCTAAAGCTATCAAAGATTTGGCATTACCGTTTGTAGACAAATATTGTAGAGAAGTTTTAAAAGAACAGTTAAATGATGGACTAGAATATGGAGTTTTACAAGGAAGCGGAAAAAATGAACCAATCGGAATTTACAAACAAATTGCAAAAACAAATGACGATGGAACTCATAAAGATAAGGAAGTAAATAACGATTTAACAAGTTTTAAACCCAAAGCATTAGCAGGAGCTAAAAAATATTTAACTAAAAATGGAAATAGAACTATTAATAAATTAACATTAGTTTGCCATCCAAATGACGAAGCTGACTATGTAGCACCTGCAATTTATGATGCAGAAGGTAGAAATATTTCTTCTTATAAAAATCTTGAAGTAGTTACTTGTGCAAATAATCCTCAAGGAAAAGCAGCGTTATTTATTCCTAAAAAATACACAATGGGATTAATTGGACTTGAATTTAAAGACTACGACCAAACATTAGCATTAGATGATGCAGATGTTATTATCGGAAAGGGATATTCAAATGGTAGAGCATCAGATGATAATATTGCTTATGTATTTGACGTAACCAAACTAGAGGAATATGTTCCATCTGTAAAAGTAGTTGGTACAGTAGCAACTACAGTTGAAGGAGAAGTTACAACAAAAACTGCAACAGTAGAAGGAGCCTAAAATAGACTCCTTTAAGAATAATAGGAGGAAACTAACATGGAAAAGTATATAGTTATCTATGAAAGATTCAAGGACTTAGAAGATAATGATTATATTTATGAAAAAGGAGATACTTATCCACGTGAAGGTTTAGAACCTTCAAAGGAACGAATTAAAGAATTGTCTACTAAGAAAAATAAAATTGGAAAAATTCTAATTAAAAAACAGAACAAAGAATAGAGGTGTATTTCATGACAGATACACAAATAAAAAAACTTTTGAAAGAAATAAAAATAGAGCAACACCCATCACCATTTAAAGAAGATGAGGAATTTATAAGTTATATAAAAGATGGCGAATATGACATCAATAAAAATTGTG